ATTCCTGATGAACCACCTGTGTTTGAAATACAGTCAGGCATTACGTCTGATTGTTCAGTCATGAAGGTCATGAATAGTGATAAAGAAGAGAATGTTCGCTTTCGTGATCAATTACCTGCTTACACGTACAACGTTGATAGTGAAATGGACCCCACACGGATGTTGCAAGATACTAATGATGCGACACTGGAGAATTTCTTCAGTCGTCCCATCAAGATTGCTGAGATCGGATGGGGGACTGGCACCACGTTGGGTGTTGATTTTGATCCCTGGGATTTGTACTTTAATAATACCAGAGTAATTAATAGGATCAACAATTATAACCTTTTGCGTGCAAAATTGCATCTCAAAGTTGTTATCAATGGTAATGGCTTTTTGTATGGTCGAGTTCTATGTACTTATCTACCTCTTGCGGACTATGATGCTATTACTGAGACAGCTTCCTTAGTACCTGAGGATCTAGTACAAGCATCACAATGGCCTCACATCTTTTTGGATCCTACGACATCTACTGGCGGAGAAATGGTCTTACCGTTCTTTTATCATAAGAATTATTTGACTATTCCAGACGCCGAGTGGACTGATATGGGACAATTGTATTTCAGAACTTTGAATACCTTATTGCACGCCAATGGAGCCACTGATAATGTTACTATCTCTGTTTTTGCGTGGGCCGAGGATGTTAGCTTGTCTGTACTTACTTCGGTCGACACATCCACTTTGCAACCGCAAATGGGTGAAGAGACTGAAATTGATGAAGCTAATAAGACGGGCATGATATCTGGGCCAGCTACTGCTGTGGCCAAGATGTCAAATGCATTGTCTGTTATCCCAGCCATTAAACCTTACGCTCTGGCTACAGCTACTGTAGCTGAGAACGTTGCGAAGGTTGCGAAACAGTTTGGATATTGTCGACCACCTGAAACTAAGAATCCATCGCCTATGCGTATGTTTCCTACTAGTTCTTTGGCCGTTACAAATGTTCCTGATACTGCAGGTAAATTGACTGTTGACGATAAACAAGAGTTGTCCATTGATCCTAGAATTGCTGGTCTGGGTTCTTCGGATCCTATGGCCATCAAAGAAATAGCCAAGAGGGAATCTTATTTGACTAAATTTGCGTGGGATCAGGGTACAGTTCCTGAGACACTTTTGTGGAATGCGAGAGTTAGCCCAGTTACTTGGGCAGAAAGCTCTCTCACACCAGTGTCATTTCATTTTCCAGCCTGTGCTATGGCGGCGATGCCATTTAAGTTCTGGACTGGATCAATGAAGTTTCGATTTCAAATTGTTTGTTCGGCCTTCCACAAAGGTCGACTTAAGATTGTTTATGATCCTAATTACTTCGGAGCGATGGCTGGTGCTCGTTTTTCTGAATATAATGTGAACTACACCGAAGTCATTGATATTGCTGATACTCAGGATTTTACTATTGAGATCGGCAATGGTCAACCTTTTACGTTGATTGATCGACACACGCCTTGTGTCGACTCTGTGACACAAATGTATTCTACTTCAGCCTATACCTCTAAGGAGGCTGGGAATGGAGTACTTGGTGTATTCATTGTCAATGAACTTACTACACCAAATAGTACCGCAGACAACAACATTGAAGTTAATGTGTTTGTGTCTATGGGCGAAGATTTTGAGGTTTTTGTGCCTGATGACTCGTTTCAACGATTTGTCTTCAGACCTCAAATGGGTGAGGAAATTGTTTCGGAAGCCCAAAATACGCCTGAACCATCAGCGCCTCAACAAGCTGAATCGGACAATTTAGGTCCATCCCAGCAGGATAATTCCATGATCAATATGGTTTTTACTGGGGAATCCATTTTGTCTTTTCGTACTTTATTGAAAAGATACAACTTGTGGAGGAGGGAATCTTTGAATCAAAATCTTGCTAGTAGCAGTAATTTAGTTACTACAGATATAAATTTTGCGGCATACCCGTTTTTGAGGGGTAATGTTGCTGGTGGTGTTGATTCGTCAGATGCTGGTGAATACAATTTCGTTAACACTGTTTTGATGCATTGGGTTACCTATGCATTTCAGGGTTTTCGTGGTTCTATTCGCTATAAAGCTCTAGCTAACATGACGAATACTAGTAGTACTACTCAGGGCACTGTAACTGTTCAACGTAAACCCTTGGGTGATACGATATACACGAGGAGTCAGAATACTATAACTTCTTTCCTTTATAATTCAGCAGCTGCACAATCAGTTGTTTTGGATTATGCTGCTCCAGTGACCAGAATTAATACAGGAGTTAGAGGTCTTGTTTACACCAATGTAGACATAAACTCTGCAACTGAATTTGAGGTTCCGTTTTATTCGCAAGATCGTTTTGTTCCAGGTAAGGTGCAAGATTGGACAGATGTATCCCAACGTGTTGAGGGATTTAAGATAAAAGTCAATGCTGTTGTAAGTGGCAGGTCTGTTTTAGACATGTTTGTTGCAGCTGGGGAGGACTTTCAAGTGTATATGTGGACAGGTTTGCCTAGAATGTATTGTGAATCAACTCCGCCCCTCCCTGTTGAACCAGGATAAAAGTTCGACACTGACCCGGTGATGTCATTAAACTCACGTGGCTAGATGAAGCCGGTAAACTCATCCGATGTGAAGACATCCGTAAATAAACTACTACTCTGTGACCGAGTAGGTTTGCTTTTAGCAAGAATTGGTCGCGCCATATCCTTTGGGATTCCGGAATTTTTCCTGGCGCGGCCAGGT